GTCAACTTTTTGATATGCACCAAGAATGTTTTGTTGTGTTTGATTCTGGTATGTTTTTGAAGTGGTAGTAGTTGTTTGCCAATTACTTCCACCTGTAACAGTAACATCAACTGTATTTGTTTGTGTACCAGGAATACCCTTCCAGTCACCAACAGACATTGTTGTGATAGTATTAGACTCACTATACACCTGTAGGTTAGGATCAACAATCAACAATGCTGGTGCATAGTCTGTATCAACCCAATTGTCTACGTTAGGTGTCAAATCTACCACACCTTGTCTAGAAACAAACGAGAATGGGTTGACATTCACGGTGCGTGATGCGAATTTTTGTGTTGCAACATTTGATGTTGAGTATGGTAGACTGAAATAGTTTACCAAACCACTACTATCAATTTCATAACCCAAAGATGCTGCCGAGTTTGCAGCTAACTTACCAATGTTATTAACCAGTGCGGTAGATTTCAATGGGAAGTTTTTAACTGTGTGTGATGCACTCAGTATACGGTCTCTGCGGTTGATAGAGGCAGAATAATCTGAACTCATAGTATCTGCTGCAGCGTAACTTGAGAAGTCATCAACTAAAATACCATTCTTGAATCTGTTTAGACCATATGCGTCAGAGATTTGTAGTGATTGTGCCTTTTGTTCCAACAAATTCAATGAAGTGTAGTACTCAACCTTGTTGATTCTTGATTCCAAACCAGAAATATCTTGCATAGTATAACGTTTGTGTTGTACTTTTTCGATAGACAGGTCAGAAATTAAACCTGCTGGCACTTCGGTTGGAATGTAACCTGTATAAGGTGCATGTGTGATATTAGCCAATACCAATGAACCATCTGGTTCTGTTGGTGGTAATGGTGTCAATGAAGGAGAACCCTCAACAATCTTAAATTGACGGTCTTTGCTTAGAGTCAACTTATCTTTTCTACCAAGATAATATTCAGAATCACCAACGAATGTTGTTAGGTCAACTGGTAAATTCAAACCATAGTTCTGTGTACCTGTTGTTGAGAATCGGAAAGTGAAATCTGTTTGTGCATTTAATCTTGCAGGTCTAAAGTCTAAACAATCACGCAGACTGTAAACAGTACCACCATTACTTCTGTAAGATGGAATATCTCTGTAATCTTCCGCAAGTGTTGAACTTGTGTATGATGTTACTGCAAAATAACCATCACCACCAGTGTGTTGGTAGTAATCGAGTAATACTAGAATGTTACCAACAGGTTGTGGTGCACCTGGTTTTAATGTGATAGATGCGTGGTCGTAATAGCCATCTCTTTGTCCGTTGTCAAACGTGTAATTGTTTGTAACATCATATGTTGGATTCGACAACATACCAGATGTTGGTGTTGTACCAGATGCTTTTGTGTCAATGATTTTTACGATGCGTTTAACATCAGACAAGTACAATGATTGCTTTTGTCCTGGTGATACTAGACCACCATTTTGAATGTACACTTGACCTTTAGATGTTAGTGCATCATCGTCAACAAATGTATATGTATTGACTTGTGTACCAGCAATGTTGATTGCGGTTGTATTGGCTTCAATTAAGTTCTTAGACCTCAACACATAACCTGTGTTGTCTGCGTTGACAACAAATACTTTTGCAATAACCATTGCGGTGAATGGTAACAAATCTGTTGCAGCTAATGTTGCAACAGCTGATGTGCTGTCTAGTGTCACAGTTCTCTCTGCCGAAACCCAAGGTATAATATCACCATTCTTGATTGAGGTGTTTGAACCCTTGTCGGTCACAATCACTGTGAAATTTTCCAAGACAGTTTCATCACTCAATACAGAACTTGGTGTTCCAAAGTGTGTGAAGATACCTTGTAATGCATTGCTGTAATTTACTTCAGCTGTAACTGAACCACCAGCAGATGTGAATGACAAGTTTCTCCACAGTTGTTGTGTGGTATATGAAGTGTCTGACAATGTGGAAATATATGGATTACCAACATTAAAGATTAATTCTGGTGAACCTGGATTTTTTAGTTCTGTGTCACCTGAACCAACACCATTTGTTTTGCCTTGTGTATTGATAGATGAAGAACCAAGAACATTGAGACTGCCATCCACAGACACCAAAGCTTCAGTATCTTTGATATCGAAATTCAATACAAATACAGATGATGAATCTGGTGTTGTTGTCCAGTTTTGATTTAGATATGCAACACGAGATGTACCATTGTAACCAGTAATGGTTCTTGTATCACCTGCGTTGGTACCACGTGTAATGCTAATATTTACACCATCATATGCATTGCTTGTTGCAGAAAATTGAGCAGGTAAAGTGATTGTGTTTGTTGAACCTGTGATTGCATTGGCTGATGGCGCAGCGTTTTGTATATCATAGACATATGCTTTGTAAATGTATGTGTTAGCATTTGCACTGTTAGATGCACCAGTATAAACCAAATTACGAATATAACCCGATGCAACAGTTGTTGCTGCATATGAGGTTGCATTACTTCTATTTACACTATTTACATTAACGCAATGAAAGTCTATTGGTTGTGCAGTAGTAAAATCAAAAAAGTCCTGCGAATTACCACGAACTGTATCGACATAGACATAAGAACCATAGTCAATATAAACAGGACCATTTCCACGGGTTGCGGTTGTTCTTGCACGATTGGATACCAAATCAATCGGTGTTGGATTTTCTACACGGTAACCGTGAACATATGCCAAACCTTTACCAACTGATAGTGTATATTTGGTTGCATCTTCGTTTGTTTTTGGTGTTAGTTTGAAATCATCTACAACATAATCACCATTGGTTTCATAGTCACGCTTAGCAAAGTAGTCGTCAATAACATTGTATACTGATCCATCTACCAGTTTCGCAACAGAACCATCAGTAACACGCACCAATTCCACGAAAGAATCATCATCACCCAATTGGATTGGACGAGTTTCTAATGTTAATTCAATAACATATCTGTCTGCACCTGGTGCCTGATAGTTGGAAGAACCAACGGCTGGATCCAGTAATGATGCATCGTTAACATAGTCATAAATTGTTTCAGTAATATTCAAACCAATGCGTCTGCTTGGTGTAGCATTGTACTTGTCAATGATAACTGTCTGTGATTGAATCTGAACAAAGTGTCCTTCAATGTAGAATACACCATCAGCAATAGATGCAACAGAAGATTTACCTGTTGAACCATTCGCCAATGCCTGAACTGCAAGATTCGAGTTCACATCATAGATTACATCGTTGTCTGTGAAGTGTGTACCAGTTTTGTATGCAACAACCAATGTTGGTGGATCACCTTCACCACCAGTGCCAGTTGGTACAGCCACTTGCAGAACTCTGGCAATAACATCACCTTCTGCACTTTGAATCAACAAACCTTCCCATTGAGTCACATCAATGGCAACGTTATTATAGGTAGATTGTAGTTTGATATAGTAACAGTCGAAGTTGGTTGTTACCTGACCACCAGTTACAGGTGAATTCTGTTTGAAGATGTTGTCTGCAAACTTTGTAACTTGATTTTGAAGGATGGTTTGTGCCTGTGTTAATTCTCTAGCCTGAACCGCAAAACCTGGCTTGAAAAGAATACGATGGAAGTTCTTTGTTGAATCGAAATCATCGTAGTAAGGATCAACGTTAAAATACAGAGCCATTTTTTTCCTTTAGTAACCTAATACAAATTTATATTGTTCTATACCATCAGTGCTTCTAGTAACCCCATCTCTATTCTCAATATGTGATATGTATCCGGAGAAAGTTGAGAAGTCTGGTTCACTGTATGATAATATTGTTCTTGTCGTTGTTGATGTGTCACCCTTCAACGGCGAGTTGATTGTTGGTGTTCCTGTCATATTTAGAAGTCTTACCACATTGGTTGCTGGGTCAAAACTCAAAACTCTTCCAAAAAATGATGCCGTTGCAAGGTCTAAACCTTGATATACGATTTCATCGTTTGTAAATGAACCGAAACCTGGTGCCACGATGAAGTCTGTTGTTGTTTTGTATATTTCACCTGATGCAGGAACATAGTTTGCAAAAGCTTCATCTAGTGTTTTTGTTGTTGGATTTACAATAAGACCAACTTGGTGGTAATCTATATCTGTTGGTATAATACCACCTTCAGAACCATCAAACTCAACACTCAACATAACGTGATTGCAACCGAGTTCTGAGATTGGATCAAACCCGTGGCCACCAACTGGTGATGTGGATATCTCCAAGATTGCACCAAAACCAATAGAGGTTGAAATCGAAACATTTGCGTATGTGTAATTGCTACCCGGATTGGTTACAAGAATGTCCGTGATAACTTCTCCTGAAATTACCGCAGTTGCAGCTGCATCTTTGCCATCACCCGTAATCACCACAGAAACAATAGAGTTTGCAGGATCATATCCAAGGCCACCATCTATTACGTTGATAACATCAATGTTACCTGCACCTGCCACATTATCTAATGGGTTTGGTATATTTTTACCAATTGGAACTGGTAACCAAGATGAGTCCATGAATTTTAATTTGGAACCAGCATCAACAGTGTACATAAACTTCCACTTATAATCATCTGTACCTTGGAAGATGTTACTTGAGTTGTATGTTCCTGGTTCAAAGTATGGTTCTTCCGTGGATGGAGAATCATTATTGTTCCATAAACATTTGAATACTTGGTCGTATCTATTTTTCACATAGTAAAATTTAGTTGGGTTTCCGTTTTCGTCCAACTCAAACATATCAACTGTGTCGATGTAACGGTCATAAACTGTACCTGATACCCAATCATAACGTTTAATTACAGGTGCAATATCATTTGATGTAACGTGTTTTACCGCAAAAATATTCTTGGAGATTAATTTCAAAGACTTAACATCTTGTGATGGTATTGGTGGATTACCTTGTTCTGGCCAAGGTTCTGCTTTTGCCAAGAAACAATATGTCTGACTGATGGATGTGTTTGCTGGTGGAACTACAGCAACAGGCGCATAGTAGGTCTGTTCGACCTGTCCAACCTTTGCGCCGTATGTGATGAGTGATTTATTTGCCATGATTTATTTATTAACCATTAATAGAAACGAAGGTGTTTGCATTATCACCATCAATACTAAAGAACCTCAAGTACATAGAACTACCTGCGGTGATGGTGGCAGTAGTAGACTTGTTCGTTGAATTTAAAACTGAACAACCGTGAGTTACTGTATGATTTTGTGTGTCTGTATTAACCAACCACACTTCAACAATTTTGCCTGCAACATAGTTACTGTGTGTTATTGATATGTTATCTGCACAGTTGGCTTTGATAACTGAATCTGTTACATAGTCGATTGTAATTGATGTTTGTAATCCTGCCGGTAACCTAGGTGAATATACGACACCTTTCGATGGATTTACATAACCAGTAAATGAAACATTATTTGCATTGAATGTTGCAATATTTACTAATGTATTTGATCCTGTTTCAACATTATAGAATTTGATTGCTGAACCACGAGTTGTGTCTGTATAATTTTCTGTTGCAACAAAATCAATTCTTGATGTACCACCAGATTGCCATGTGGTCGCACCATAACCACTTGCACCGATGCGTGTCAATACATCACCAGTCTGAACAGCAGATGGATGTGATACATTACCTCGTGCTGCACGGCCACCAAATATTGGGAAAACAATTTGTCCGTTGGCACCATAAGAGTCTGAAATAACTCTTGTTGGAACATTATGTTTACCTGTTATATGCAATACATAACCATCGCCACCTGGAGTTTGTGTTATGCCTGTATTTGATGCACTAATTGTAACCAATGGTTGTGTTGAACTTATTGTTGAGTTTGCAAACTTGATGACACCATTAACATTTAAATTGTCTGTAATTGTCATTGAACCAGCAAAAGTTCCAGTAGTATTTGCAAGTGCATTGTTTGCCTTGGCAAATGCAGAGTTAGCGTGTGTATAACCAAAATATGCGTAAGAATCTATTGCGTTAGCAGATGCAAATGCAGCATTGGCCTGTATAAATGCACCGTTAGCATACAATGCAGCAGAGTTTGCAACATGTGTCGGTGTATTTGCTCTCAAGAATGCTGAGTTTGCATAGTTACCAGCAGTGACTGCCTTAGAATCTGCGGTTGCTGCGTTGATGATGGCCTGTGCGGCTGTATCAGCAACAGTATTGGCAAATGCTGCACCTGAGTTTGCAACAATAAATGCTGCGTTTGCTTTTAGAATGGCTGCGTTTGCATGAATGAAACCTGAGTTGGCATGTAAGAATGATGCGTTACTAAATGCAAATGGTGCTGCTGCGGTATTCTGTGATGTATTATCTTGGAAGATGATTGGTTTACCAATCATTTTGAAACCTTGGTTGTGTACAAACTGTGCAATGATGCCACTTGAGTCTATGCTACCCAATAGTATAGAAACATTCTTGTTTGGAGTAGTTGTACCTATCACCAGGTTACCACCAGGCGTTGCCGAGGTGTCGCCTTGAACAATCAGATATCCATCTAAAGGTTTTGCGTAGGTGAAACCATCATAATTGTATGATGAACCATTTAGACCCATATCAATGTAGTATGTGGAATCTGTGCCGTTATTTGCGGTAATAACAATATCACCTGAACCATTGCCACTATTGTTTTGTAAGTTTAGTTGTAGGTAATGGTCTGATGAACCAGCAAACTGTGCAACAACATTAGGTAAAACAATATGATTGTTACCTACATTCAACACATTGTGTGAATACAAACCTTCAGCGAGTGTTGTGCCAGTAAATCTACCAGTCACATCGGTGATGGTGTCCACAGCCAAGAATATTGTCTGTGCTGTGTTGGCATTAAGTGCCGTAATTAATGGTAATTCCGAAATCTTTACTGTTGACATTGTTTACCCCAATATGATTGTTCTGTCATCTTCTGTTGTTATAATTCTACCGTCTTCTGTCATTAGTTCTGGTATGTATGTTGTGCCGACTGGACCCAATAATCTAATTTGATTTCCTGATAGAGCACTGTTTGCAATCCATGATGTTCTTCTGACATGCAAATAAGAGTTTGCTGCACTTGACAAATTACTTGTCAAATAAATTTTGCCGTTTACATAGTCAACCGAACTAATTACTTTTGCTGTGTTGTTTGCAACTAATACGGTATCACCAGGGAATAATATATCCATCAAAGGATATGCAGTGTTACTGTATGTACCACTATTAATAACATTATATGAGTCAGTTATAACTCTTGTAATATTTATGGTGTTTGAACCAGCATTTGCAGTTGCAGTTGCGACATTTGGGAATGTCATCCAAACATTACCCTTGACTGTAATTGTATCTGAAACTGGATCTACTTTTATTACCTGAGCCATCACATTAGGACCATGTGCAGATTCTAATGAAATGATTGTTGAGTTTGCAAAGATAATATTTGCAAGATTTGCACCAAGTAAGTTATTAAACTTGATAATATTGTTACTCTTGTTGGTAAAATCTGTTGCAATCGTTGCTGTTGTACCTGCTGCACCAATAGAATAGTAAAGTGGTTTTGCATCAAACAAAGCTTTCTGTACATGATAGTCAAAATCGGATGGAATCTTGGATGCCATTCTGCCGATGACTCTCATACCACTTGGGTGTAACAAGTTCTTCAATACGGTTCTATACTTTTCGATTTCTTTTTCAACTGTAATTTGATAAGTATAGTTGTTATATTTTTCACTCTGCAATACACTGAATGAACTTGGTTGTCCCTGTGCGTTCAAGTATTGTCCTTGACTCAATGATAAACCATTTAAGAAAGATGCGGTTGCCTTAGCTGAACCGTCACCATAATTCTTTACACCATTTTGATTGTATGTGGAATCTATGGCAGTATTTGCCATAATTAGGTTTATGTTTCTATCAATCTTTAGGTTTGTTGTTGGATCAGGATTGGATGTGTAGTTAAACACACGCAAGTTGTATAGAGATTGTGCTGGGTCGTTGTATGGTGTTAACAATGACACCGAATTAACCGTTGAACGGTAAGAAGCAACTTCAACATTACTACCTTGGTATATCACATCACCTTTTTGTGGAAGATCCAAGATAGAAACATTAGATACAACAATATCTTGTACCTTTAAAGAAACGTTTGGTGTAGACACATAATCTTCACCTGCTGTCAACAATCTAATTGATGTTACTGAACCTGCACGGTCCACAATAACAGAGAATGTTGCACCAGTACCAAGAATACTAGGCACAGTCAATACTGCATTTGCTGCCTGATTGTTTGCAGATATTATCCTAAGTGCTGGTAAGTTTTCGTTTCTGTAACCAAGGCCACCTAAAGGATATGTTGGAATGTTTTGTGTGTAATCATAAACATATGCAACATTTAGAATGGCACCATTTGCTGCCACAGATATAACATTTGCATATGCACCAACACCAGAACCACCTTCAATAATAATCTTATCGTTTGCCACATAACCATGTCCTGCTGCTGACACCTGAATTGGTGCCAAGATACCCAACTTACTAATGTCATCAAAGGCACCAGTATCATTCTCATAAGTTGATATTGCTGATACTGTTGGTATTGTGGAGAATCCACCACCACCATTTTCAACTAAAACGGAAGATAATGGATAAGTGGTAAAGGATGCAAAAGAAAATGCGTTTGCCAATGATGTATTAGCATTTGCGGTTGGATGACTCTGTAAGAAAGAGTAATTTGTGTTACCAATTGTAGTATGTCTGGCCAATGAAATTGAACTTGTTGGTGCAAAGGTAACATTAGCTCGTTTGCGTAAGTCTGGATCAAAAGAACCTACTACGGCCGTAGCACCTAGTCCATCACCAGTAATATCAATTAAAGTATTAGGTGTAAATGTATAACCATAACCACCATTCACAACGTTGATACGTTGAATGGAACCTCTGGTCGTTGCAGAAACCTCAGCAGTTGCCTCAACACCAGTATTTGAACTCAAACCATTGAAAACAATTACTGGATCACCAACCTTATATAATAAACCTCTAGCTCTTGAATCAACTCTTAGTTGACTGACCTGACCCACAACCTTTGCTCTGAGATTTGAACCATTGATAATGATATCTTGATTATTGTTGTCTACAACACGAACAAACTCTCCTGATTGAAACAATCGTTCGATGTTTGATATGAATATATCAATTTTATTGCCAGAAACAATTGAGTTTTCGATTGTTGCAATAGATTTGGTTGTTTCACCGATGATTCGATAGTTGTCTATTTGCAAGAATCTTTCGTCTTGCGTGTTAAGTTTCAAACTCTTTGCAACATACCAAATACCATCGGATGCCTTGAACACAGCATCTTTTGTGTTGAAGTATTCAAACTCAGAATTGAAAAGTATCTTAAAAAGAAACTGATATGATGCAGGTGTACCTTTGGAATTGTACAACTGTTTGGCAACTTTTACTGCCTGTCTTTCATCAATTAGAGATTCTTTTGGAAAGTTTGGTAGAAAATCATTGGTGAAGTACTGCAAGAAATTGTTTGCAGTTCTATCTATGTCCTTATACGACAAAAGGTTCTTAGAACCTTCTGTAACTTGACCTGTTTGTTCCATCCATTCATAGTATGCCTTCAGAAACAGAGAAAAGTTGGCGTAGTCTGGGTTATCCCTGACAAATTCTGGTAACTGTTGCGTTACCAATAACGAGGTCTTATTATTGTTTACTATCATGTTTTGGCAGTAACATTAACAACAACAGCATTGGCATCAAACGGATCAACTGTAATGATTCTATTAAATGAAGATGAAATGATTGTTGTGGTTGGGTTGGCAGTAATGGTGAATTGACCAAGTTCATTGTTAATATTCAATGGATTAAATGAATTTAATGTAACAATGCCTGCTTGATAATCAATTGTACCAATATTATTATTCAACACAGTCTTAACATTCTTTGTGTTATTGTAATATGTTCTCAATGTACCGTAACGACCTTCTAGGTTAACAACCAAAGAACCTGATTGTCCTGTTGTATCACTTGCCGCAGGTGTAACTTCCGCAATTGCTGAAGTGTAATCTGAACCGGAATTTGTTACCTTAACAGACTTAATTGTTCCATTTGTATTCAGTGTAGCAATTGCTGTTGCACCTGTACCATCACCTTTAATTGTGACTGTTGGCGCAACTTGATAACTGAAACCTGGATTCAAAATAGAAATGGACTCAACGCCGCCAGTGGATGAAGGCACTTCTTCTAAGAACACACCATCAATTGTTTGTGCCAAGTTCAATGGATTTCTAAGTTGGAAAGAAGGTGTAGAATTCACACCACTTTCAAACATACCTTTCTTCAACTTTGTACCATAATATAGATTGTAGGTTGTTGGTGTTGTCAAATTTGGATAGAATTTTTTCTGCACTTTCACTTCAATCTCGTTTGCAATTATAGATTGATTGGTATTTCTAACAACTTCATTGAAATCTGTCACAGAAAATGTTGAATTGAATGTGTTCAATGCTGTGTTGGCATAATTTGCAATTGCAGTTTTGATATTTGTTTGTAGTTGTGTTGCTGTTAAGTTTGTTCTCTTTGGATCAAACAAAACATTTGCTGTCAATTGTAGATATGTATAATCTGGATCCACAATTTTTGGTTCAACAGTTAATACAGAAATTGGTTTTACAACATCGTTAATTAACTTTTGTTTTTGTGTTTGTGTAAATGCGTATGCACCAGTTGGTTTCAGTGAAATGAATACAGAACCATATGATGGAGGATCGTTATCTTCTCCACCCCAAACACTCACGGCATCAAAAGAGTAACCGAGATTGTTTTGTTGAATGGCTGTAATGTAATCGTCTTTACTTACCGCACGACCTTGAGCTGAATAAGCCCTTG